TTGTTCTGACCGCTGTGCCAGAAAGAAATACTTCTTGATCGCTTTGTATACGAATATCTTGCTCAGATGCTATAACTAACATTAACGTACCAATAGAAGGAGCATAGATTTCAGAATAATTATTTAATTTCAAAGTATTGTAAAATGTTATGGTTTTATCACTAAAATTTATCACGAGACTATCATCAGCATCTTTTATTGTTCCTGTTGTTATTAAACCCCCGTCTATGACAGTTTTTGTTTTGTCCGCGTTATCTGCGGGTTTACCAGAACCACTAACATTACTCCAAGTAGCCGTCAGGCCCAGACTGGCTCCGTCTGTAAGTTCGCTAGTGTTATTAAAAGCGTTACTTACTTCATCCCAGGAAGAACCATCCCACCGCTTGAGTTTTTTATCATCGGAATTATACCAAAGATCGCCCGTCCCATCAGCGGTAGGTGCTGTTGTTTGGTAGAACGTAACGACCTTTCCGTCAGCCGTTGCTTGGGCAAGATCAGCATTGTTTTGTGCAGTTTGTGCAGCCGCACTGGCAGCAGCACTGTCTTGGACCGCAACCCAAGAAGTTCCGTCATAGCGGTACATCCTGTAGTTATTGTTTGTATCAAACCATATATCACCAGTAGATCCTGTAGGCTCTTCTTCTTGGTAAAACGTAACCGCTTTACCATCGAGCTCGTTGGCTGCTGTGGCGTCAAGATCCGCAAGAGAGGTTGGCTGGCCTGAAACATTAACACCCCATGTAGCGCCTGCTGTAGCACCGTTTTCTACATTCAAGTCAGAACGAACATCAGCAGCGGCACTTGCTGCAATACGCAATGCCGCGCCCAGCAGCTGTAGCACTCCATCCCTGTAGCTCATTCCGGGGCCTTCCGTCAGGTTTCCCATCTCCAGAGCTCCTGCCCCGGCATCAAGTACAATATCATCCCCAATCCGCAGTCTGCCGGTCATCGCATTTAATCCTACAGCTCCGTCCGGGCCGGATGAGGGCAATCGCCAAACATTGTTGGGGTTGGTCGAGGAATCGATGGCCAGCGAAATTGACGAAAAACTCAATCCAGAAAACTGACTAATAGTGCACGCGTATCTGGTGGCCCGGATCTCGATCTGTAAATCTTTGCCGATGGTCACAGAATCAATCTCGACTGGATACGGTCCGCCGTACATTGCAGGCGATATCGTGACAGTATCGCCTGCCTGAAGCCCGGCCCATACAGACGACAACGTTGCCACTATGGCCGCCTTGCCGGTCAGCTTGCGCTGGTAATAGATAGACCCTATCCGCTGAGCGTGGTCCGGGTTGGTGATCATCCCCAGGGCCAAAATATTTGTGGATGGATTGTCGGTGGAGTCGTCCACCGGAACCAGCACCCGCAACAACTCGTCTTCCGGACTCGTAGATTGCCTCCACCCGATATATCCGGCGTCTTCGGCGCTGGCGGTTTTAGATGAATACCCGAATGTGCCTGGGCCATTTTTAGACGTCCTGATTACATCTCCCAGCCCGACCACTCCAACAGGTCCCCCCAACACCCGCAACCCGACCCGTACGCCCACGTCCAGCGTCGCAGCGCACGCCGTAAGCAGTTGGGCCAATAATTTTTGCCTGTCCTGCTTGGTCCAGAGCCCGAAATGCCATTCCAGGCCCCAGGCCGCGAACGTCGTTTTCGCGGCCGCAAAGGCGGCGGCATCGATGTCCGCATCTCCGAGCCCTATATCCCGCAAGATGTACTCAATGATGTCGGCCGGGTTGGTTAGACCGGCCGTGTCAGACCGGCTGAACTGCACCAGGGGGTCGAGATACCTGCCGCCGGTCTGCCAAAGTCCCTGACTATCCGGCGTACCGTCAGAGTCCGCGTCGGCAACGATGGGGCGGAACGTACGGTATGCGCCCTGTGTTGACTGAGACATGGAATACGAACCGGCGTCCCATTCCGTTGTCACGCCGGAATCTCGGGGGGCACGAACTTTGTTGATCGTATACGTGGGGCCGGAAGGGCCGAGCAGGTAGTGGCGGTGGCCTGATGACAGAACCGAACGCATCGGTATAAACGCCTGACCAAAAACGACGGGCACGCAATATCCGTCATCACTGACATCCGCCTCTGGAAATGCGGCCAGCGAGGTTGCCGCCCGGGGCCACGACCCTGATAGCGCCGATGTGATAAAAATCTGCGCGGTCAATTTGATCGTGCCGTACGCGGGCTGGATGCCGGTCACGATATAACGCCACGCCCGGATTTCGACCGGCCCTGCGCCGCCGTCGATCAACAGCCGGACCGTCAGCGACGCGCCGTCAAGGTCAACAATGGTCAGGTCGTTGGCTATAATCGACAAAGAGATATCCGACGGCGCGACTATGCCGGTCTCAGCCTGACTCCGCCGCATCGTCACACCCACCCAGTCGATGATATCGCCGGTGTAGTCGTGACCTCCGTAGCTGGTGGATTTTGTTGACATCCGCCGCGTGGAATCATCAGTGATCGTCAAATCGAACAGCCACGTGACTATTTTTGATCGAGCGTCAACCGCGGCCTGCTGTGCAGTATTTAGCTCAATCACGACACCACCCCCTCGATCCGCAATTCCAGCGACGCAATCCCGGCGATCTGTGCAGTGCGCAGAGTGCGGGTGATGTCAGATGCGAACCTGGCAACGTAAACATGGTCGTCCAGAGGGTGGAGCCATTTGAAACTGCGAGCGTACCCGTTGGCCTTGGCAGGCGCGACCCAGTAGTCTATGAGCGCATCCGCTTCGTCGGGCGTAAGCACGTCCCACTGCAGCGTGACGACAAACTGAGGCGCGTCCGAAAGTCTAATTACTTCAATGTCGCCGTCGTCCAGCTCATGCACGATCTGGTTTTTACTGACCACCTCGGACATGGTGTTTTGCGGGGCCAACGACAGCGTTTCCGTGCCGTAGTCGGGGATAGCAATATCGAGATAATCCGCCATAGATCCGGACATCAGTTAACCCTCCGCACTGCATCGATGAGATCCGAGTTGTGTCCGAGCTGGTCTACGATCACGGACCCAATCTCCCGGCCGTCGATGTTGATTGATATTTGAGATCCGGAAGGCTGCACAGCGAGCAGAGCGCGAGCCACGGCCGCAGCGATTTTGTCGGCAGAGAGCCCGCCGCCGGATGCAATAGCTTTTAGAGATGCAAGCATCGTTTGGGTCTCCTGTGCGTTGAGTATCCGCCCGTCGGCGCCCGGCATGTACATCTCCTGGCCGCGTTCGTTGATCTCATACATGTAGCCAGGGGAGACCGGGCCGCCGGTCCAGCGGCCATACCCGCCGCCATAGCCGCCGCCACCGCCTCCGCCGTAGGAGCCGCCCATGCCGCCTCCGCCGAGTTGTCCGGACGGGCCGCCACCGCCGCCGTGCCCGTTGTCGTTACCGGGGCCGCCAACGCCCGACATGTCGTCACCGTCCATCCCGTAATCACTTGCAGATGCTGGATCGATGCCGCTATACGAGTCGGGCCCGCGAAAACCGCCGCCGTGGCCAGTCTGCGGGTTGGGGTTCCTCGCCCAATATGCGGCGGCCCATGGTTCGTAGCCGAGATGCTGGAGCGCGTCTTCCCGCGTGTCGTAGCTGGAGAACCCCCACCTGTCAGAGGTCACGCTTCTGGCAAGAGCGGTCTTCGCGGCGGCAATCTTGTTCGGGTCCAGATCCTGTTGGGCAATATCCTTGTCGGTCAGCCCAAACAGCCCGGCCGCAAAGGCGCGGCCTGCCAGACCGTAGGATCTGGCAACCTGATCGGCTAGTGAGGCGCTCATAAATCCCTGGATTTGATCCCTCGTGAATACCAGGTTTTCCATGGTCACGGGGTTGTACGCATAGACATCATCGTCGACCACGCTTGCGACGTCTAAGCCGAAAGCGCGGCCTAGCATCTGGGAGACCTGACGTCCGGCAATTTCTCCGTAGGCATCTTCCAAGGAGTCTCGGGCAACCTCGTTTTCACGCAGGCCCAGGACGTCGGCGATTCCCGAAACGGCCAATCCAACCATGGGGCTGACAGCTGCGCCGATCATTGATGCCGCCGGGCCAAGCCCAAGCAAAGATGCGGCAGCGGCGGCGGTGATTTTGCCAACCTGGGGGGTGGAAAAATCGAACGCCCCGATGGCAAAATTTTCGTCGGCAATCCCCAAGGACTGCATGCCGATATCCCCGATAAACGCACCGGCAAAACCGGTGAAGGCTCGTGAAAGACCCGTTGTAATGGCCTGATCAACGGCGAAATCCTTGGCCATTGACATGTCAATGTCGAAATTCTTGGAGAGCGCCTTGGCCTGGTCCATGATCGCGCCGTAGTTGGCGAATCCTGTCAAAGCTCCCATGATCGACTGAGACACGGCTGCACTGGCCATGGCTGCGGCAATGTCAGCCTGTGTCGTCGGACCCCAACCGCCAAACGCACCAACGCGCGACCCGAGATCGACCGCGCCTGCAACGTCCCCGAAAAATGCGTCCTTGGATGTACCGCCCGAGCCGATAGCAGCTCGGATCGCGTCTGCCTGCTTGGCCGGAATGACCATTTCGCCGTGCTGCAAGACGGCCAGCAATTCATCGTTTTCGAGATCGACCATACCAGTGTGGAACGTGATCAGGTTGGACAAGAACGATCCGCCCATTTTTAGCAGCGACGACGTAGCCCACTTTGCGGCCATTTGCCCGATATAGTCGGTCATGGTTCTGAGCATCGAGTCCCAGAACGATTCCCAATAGTCGCCCAACGAAGCCATGTCGCCCTTGACCGCATCGAACAACAAGTCGCTCATGGCGTCGGCGGACTGCTGCGAAAAGTCGCGGACAATATCATAGCCGGCCTGCGCCCAGGTCCGGGCATACTTCAGGTTGTCATCGTACCCGACTCGCATCCCGCCGAAAAAGTCATCAGATGCCAGGATCTTTTT